ATAAAGGAAGGTATATTAATGTCAATTTAATTATGCTTGAGGAGTTTTATCCCAAGATTGGCCGACCTCATTCCACTCATAATCAGTACCAGCTGCTTTTTCTTCCTCGGTTAGATCATCGGGAGCATCACCAATTGGTGAATGCCATTCAGCATCGGTAGTATTTAAAACCCAACTTGCATAAGGTTTTTTACCATAGAATATATTATTATCTTCGTCCCAAGTATAACCTATACCCGCATAATTTCCTCTTAATGCTTTAGAGTCATTACCTGAGTTGTGTTTTCCACAAGCTGTATTATAAGATGTTTGAATCCACATTTGTGCAGGCCAGTTATTGTGCTTTTCTAAATACTGTTGTCCAACAGATTCAGTTTCAATCCCATTTTCATTTAACATATCTTTATTATCTAATGTTAATACTTGAAGTACTTCGTTTGTTTCTGATATTTTTGCAAAATGTGCCATAATTATTGAAATTTGTATCTTACTATTACTATACCCGAACCACCAGTGCCTCCATATCTTGCGGGTTGGGGATTGTTTCCTCCACCTCCTGCACCTCCTCCACTATTAACTGCTCCGTCTTCTCCTTTTCCATGACTAGGTTGAGGATAATCACCGCCTTCTCCACCACCACCAGGTCCTCCTGCTCCACCAACATTGTTGGCACCAGCTCCGCCACCGCCTGCTTTTATAACAGGAGAATTACTAAAACAACTCGTAGCACCAGCACCACCTGGACCACCAGTTTTAGGAGGAGTATTAGGACCTCCAGCAGCTGTTGCTCCACCTCCGCCTCCTGATGCATTAGGAGTATCACAATTTCCACCATCTTTTCCTTGAGCTGGGCTAACACAAGGTACATTTCCTGATCCTCCAGTAGCGGCAACTACATCAGCACCTCCACCAGAACCTCCATCTCCAGCACAACTGCACGGAGTGAGCCTTAATCCTGCTCCACCGCCAGCAGAAGTTATATCGTGAAAAGATGAAACAGAACCTGCACTACCTATACCATTAGGTCCACCACCACCACCTCCACCAACTGCTATTGGATAATCTGTTGCTGTAACTGGTCTTGCATTTCCTGGATTAGCTAAAGGACTTGCTGTCCATGCGCCAGAACCTGGAACGGATTCTCTAAAACCTCCAGCTCCACCTCCGCCACCGTCATCACCTCCACCTCCTCCACCACCAGCTACCACATAATAATCTATTTTATTGCTTCCTGCAGAGTTACCCGCACAAGAAACTGTCAAAGTACCATCACCTGTAAAACTGTGAATTTTGTAATCACCAACTGATGTCCCTGCGCAAGGACTTCCGCCTGTTGCTACTACATAAGCAGGAATTTGTCCACATCCAGCTCCAAATCCTAAAACTTGATAACCAAAAGATTTGCCGCGAGTTGAACGTTTTTTTGAATTTTTACCTTCAGCCATTAAAGGAGGAAGATTATTTACATCTTTCATATTTTAATCCTATGCGTCGTTAGCCGCGTCAGTAGTGTAGAATATTTTAATACCTAGAACTCTTGCTACTCCCGTAAAGGTATCTCCACCTGCGTTTGCATCTCTGTATAATTGAAAATAAGTTTGTTGATCATCTGCAGGAGATCCCGCAATTGTTACAGCACCACTAACAGCAGTAACTTGTTGATCTTCAACTGTTCCTATACCAGCATCTGTAACTGTAACGGCTGCACCGTAAGCAACATCAATAGTATCACTGTCACCACACGCAACTCCTTGTAATCCAAATATACAGTCTCCTGTATTTGTCGTACTTGGAGTCCAAAAAACTTGATAAGTCACAGTGTCTAAATTCCATGATTTAGGCATTGCCACTGAAAATTGTACAAAATCATCCGCAGCAGCTGCAAAATCAAATACTTTCATATCCGGTCTTAAAGCTGTTGTTTCTACTTGATTGGCTTCTGCTGGGTTAGTAGAAGTTGCATACATTGCTGGAGCTGGAATCCACATAGTTTCTGTACCTGCAACTTTAACTGCTGCTGATCCTGATTTAAGTACTCCTGATCCTTTAGGATTTAAATTTATATCAACGTTTGTTTCATCACCTGTTGAAGATAAAGTGGGTCCAGCACCTGCTGCTGCATTAGCTATCGTGAATTCATTTACCGCAGATCCTGTAGCTGTTATAAGAGCTAATTCAAGTCCATTGGTATCTAAAATAGATGTACCAATTTTAGGACTTGTTAAAGTTTTGTTAGTTAAAGTTTGTGTATTTGCTGCTGTAGTTAAACCTAAATCATAAACACCTGTATTAGTTGCTACACCATCAAAATAAATTAGTTTCCAATCTTTATCTGTAGTTCCCCAAGTAACTGTTGCTCCTGAACCTGAAGCTGCTTTTAATTGAACGGTGTAAGCACCACTTGTACTATTTTTAATAAGATAAAAATTTTCTACACTTACTGGAAAAGTTACAATTTTATTTCCTGTAATTGCTTGTGCAGAAACAGCGCCAAAAATAATTACTCTTGTTGCTACAGTAGCTCCTGTTGATCCATCGTCTTCAGTTAACGTTGTAGTATTAGCTCCTGTTCCATCTGTGTTAAGAGTTTGAACTTTATATCCACCAGATATCTGTTCTATAATTTGTAATCCTGTATTTGTTTTTGTCCCCCATGTACCAGCGTTTTCGCCAGTCGCCATTAATTCTACGCCGAGAGGGGTATAGGTTGATGCCATAATTTATCTCCTGCTTGAGTTGTTATATTTATTTTGTTTTATATATAATGTCAACATAGATTATAAAGGATCTACATCAGAATAGCTAGCACTTTGAGTAGCTGTCACTGTACTATAAGAAGCGCTTTGAGTAGCTGTAATCTGTTTAAATCCTAGTGGTGCTACATTTCCTACACTAACAGTTGCTGACACTCCAGTTAATCCCATTACATCAGCTGGTGTAATAGCTCCTACTGCACCAGTTGCAGAAACTCCAGTCAATCCCATTTTTTGAGCTGGTAGTGTAATAGCTCCTACAGAAGATGTTGCTGAAAGTCCAGTAGGCTGAACTGTTGGATGTGATGAAATGCTTAAAGCACCTGCAGCACTTTCTGCTGAAAGTCCTGTTAATGATTCTGTATAGTCTCCTCTAGCGACTGGAGATCCTACAGTTGCTGTTGCTGAAAGTCCGGTTAAAGGAACTCCTTCTCCAACAACAATTGCACCTACTGCTGAAGCAAGAGCTTGACCTGTTAATGATTCGGTATAGTCTCCTCTAGCGACTGGAGATCCTACGGCTGCTGTTGCAGAAACCCCTGTTAAACCCATTACATCTGCAGGGTTTAAATAGAATACTCCACCATAGCCATCTTCACCCCAAGTTTGATATCCCCAAGTTACATTTGGAAGAGAAGCTTCTGCAGAAACTCCGGTTAAAGAAACAGTGATTTCGTTTTCACCCCAGTTATTATCGCCCCACGCATCACGGCCCCAACCATCAATTGCGGCTGCATAAGCTAAATCACCTAAAGCTGTTGTTAAAGAAAGTCCTGTTAAAGTTTGTGTAAGGGTATTAGATTGCCAAGAGTTTTGTCCCCATGCTACTGAAGGACTATCACCACCCCAGATCGATGCCATAAGGAATTACCTCCTTAGGCTAGCTGTATAATAGCTGTTGATGCTGCCGCTGCTGGAAATTCAATTGTGAAAGTTCCACTTGTAACGGTTTTATCTCCACCGAATGCAATGGTACAAACTGATTGATCACTAGATGCGTCATCATTAAAAATTAAACATCCGTTAGCTGTGAAAGTAGCAGATGTCCATGAGATATTAGCAAAATCACAAACAGCTGTATCTGAATCTAAAACTGGAGTTACACTTGTAAGAGCTTTTCCTTTTGCAGAATAAGAACTTCCAGATGTATTAGCCATTTCGTTAGTTGAACTATATGCAGTTGTAGATTTATTGATAGTTGCTGAACTTGTATATAAAGCTAGATTAAAAGTATCTCCAGATGATGCAGTAAAATTATGTGTCGCTGTTAAAATTTCTACTTTGAAACTGTTACAAATTGCTGATGTTATTGCCATAAGTTTTCTCCTAATTATTGAGGCGGTGACTCGATCGGTATTCTTATTGTACCATCCGTGTAATCGTCTCGTCTTCTTCTTCCAATCTGCATTGATGCAAACTTTTGTAGTTCTTGTTTATACTTTTGTTCATATAATGTCAACATATCTGCTGGACCTTTTAAAAAACTAAATGCTTCTCCCAGACAAGCATAAAGTAGCCCTTGTGGGAAGTACCTACTTACATAAGTCCCAGAAGTATTAGTCCCTAATCCTGTTGGCAGTGCATTTCCGTATATTTTAATAACATAATTGGCATCTGGAGTAGGAGCCATTAAAATAGATCCAGAAGTAGTATCTGTTAATCCTGTTGCTCCTCCGAACATAGCATAATATTTAGGAAGTCCTGTAACATCAGCTCCAGATGTTGTAGATCCTTGAGGACCGGTTAATCTTCCTATATACTCTGATAAAAAAGTTTGATCTCGTCTCTCCAACCATCGACCTTTTTCATTAGAATTAGCTGTAGAATTAAAAACTTGCACACCTCTTACAAATTGAAAACCTGCGGGAACTCTAACCGTATTAACATCTGTAGCAATCGTTCCTTCCCACTCATCTCTAGCTGAGTCCATAGGGCAATCAAGATTGATTCTATGTTCAGCGTTTTCTATAAATCTGCCTAGAACAGCACCACTAAAAACAGTACTATCTACTTCAGTATAACTTCTAATGTCAGCTTCTAATGCTGAAAGTGTATATCCTGCCATTATGCTTCTATGGTTACC